TCTTCATGCTTTTGCTGATACTCTGCAAGGGTATTTACAGTCAAACCAAGGGCAGAAATCTCTTCCTGCTTGGTAGAAACTTCCTTTGCGATAGATTCAATCCTTACTTCCTTCTCACTATAACTATCTTGCAGTTTAAC